TGACAGGCGTTAAAAAAGTGGCTGGCGAGTGGAGTCAAGAGATGGCTACCAAGCGGGGCATGCAGATCACAGGCGACATTGTCTCAGAGTGGATCCAAAAAACCCACGAAGTTTACGGCGGCCCGCGCAAGACGATTGTTTTTTGTGCCGGTGTGGCGCACGGTGCCGACCTAGTTCAGCAGTTTGCAGAGCGGGGCTATAACTTTGTGTCTATCAGCTACAAGGATGATGACGAGTTCAAGCGGGAGGCCATCGAAGACTTTGCCAAGCCCGACACAACGATACACGGCCTGATAGCCACCGACATTCTCACGAGGGGGTTTGATGTGTCGGATGTAATGATCGGCGTTAGCGCGCGGCCATTTTCTAAGTCACTGTCAAGCCATGTGCAACAGATGGGCCGGGTCATGCGAACCCATGACGGCAAAGAATATGCACTGTGGCTGGATCATTCCGGCAACTACCTGCGGTTTCGGGATGACTGGGATGACCTGTACACCGATGGCGTTGACAAGCTTGATGAGACGGTAGAGAAGACCAAGAAAGAGCTAACGGATGATGAAAAGACGGCCTCCAAATGCCCTAAGTGTGGGCACCTGTGGCCCAAAGGCACGGACACCTGCCCGTCCTGCGGCCATGTCCGGGAGCGGCGCAATCAAATTGAGAATGTTGGCGGCGTCTTGGAGGAGTTAATCGGCGGCAAGAAGTCCACCGGCGACGATCGTCAAAGCTTTTACAGCGAGCTGCTGCACTTTGCCACCGAGAAAAACTATAACCCCAACTGGGCGAAGCACAAATACAGGGAGAAGTTTGGCGTGTGGCCGAAAAACTTACAAGAAACCCCGGCACCAGTCACGCAAAAAACTGCGAGCTGGATTCGATCAAGAAACATAGCGTGGTCTAAGACCCAAAACCGTGTACAAAGGCCAACACCATGAGATTTGAAGACTTTGCAAGAGAGCGCGGGTTGATCATCAACAGCCTAATCCCCGACCGCTGGATTGCGGTGCCAACTGAAGACCATCCACACAAGCGCAATGGCCGGTATAAATTGCTTGGGGATATTGGCTGGGTGCAAAACTGGGCCACCATGACGGCCCCGGATGTGTGGAAAAGCGAGGGTGGTGCTGCATTTCCCACCAGTTTACGCATTGCCCAAAAACGCGACCAGTATCAGCGTCATGAAGCAGCGAAAAAAGCCATCAGCAAGGCGGGTTGGATCTTGCACCAGTGCCAAATCGCTTGCCATCCCTACCTAAAAGCTAAAGGGTTCCCGGTGGAAGAGGGTAATGTATGGGTGACCCCTGAAAACAATTTGCTAGTGGTACCAATGCGAAGGGATAACAGTTTGGTTGGTGCCCAACTCATCGATGAACAAGGGGGCAAAAAGTTCCTCCAAGGTCAGCAAAGCAAGGGGGCAGCTTTTATTATTGATGCAGGGGGCGTGCCCATTTTCTGCGAAGGGTTCGCCACCGGACTCAGCATCCGGGCCGCCATGAAGGCCATGAAGGTGCGGTACAAAATTTATATTTGTTTCAGCGCAAGCAACATGCAAGAAATAGCGCTTGGCGTCGAGGGGGGGTTCGTTGTTGCAGACAAAGACCCACACGCCGTCGGAGAAGTCGCCGCTCGTAATACACATAAACCTTATTGGTTGTCTGATACAACGGGAGAGGACTTCAATGACTATCATATGCGTGTGGGTTTGTTCAAAGCTACATCATCGCTTAAGGCCGCTCTATTCGCGCGTAATACTTTGCCAAAACCCGAAGGAATTTAGCTTCTAGCTGGCGGATTCGCTCGACACTTAAGCCGTTAGTGGTTCCTAACTGCTTGAGTGTTAAGCCACTTAAGCGCCCCTGCATGATCAAATAGTACCGCTCCAAATTTGCGGCTGTGACCCTGTTGCCAAATAATGATTGAAAAACTTCCTTGCTGGGGAAATCTACCAACCTAACCGGACTGTCTGGGTTTGTGGTGCGAAGTGGTACGCGGCCATTGTGCATTCTTAAGTTCATACACCCACCAATTTTTCGGCTGCTACCAAGGCGTCGGCCTTGCACTGCTCAACATCGGCAAGGTCTAAACCTATCGAAAAGTGTGCAGCCAATTCGGCGGCCATCCGTGCTTTTTTATCATCAGGGGCGCAAAGTGCCAGCACCAAAGCCTGAGTGACTAGTTGGGTTTGCGTCATGATTGGTCTTCCTCCAGCATTTCGTCATCGATCACGCCCATTTCTTCCAAAATATCCTCGGGGATGTTGTCCTTGATCCAGTCGGCGCCCCCTTCAATCCGATAAAATTGATCTCCCTCATTGGTGACTTTTCCGTAATACCCATCTCCGGGCTCGTAATAATAGGCCAGCACATTAAAGCCCAAATCCATCAGCTGAAAATAGCCCTCGACGGGCGGCGACCACGCTGTTGCAAAGCCAACCCGCAGCGCCCCGTCTTCATTCAAGCTGGCCGGCTCATCATCACCAAGCCCAAAATCCCACTTCGTGCCCCATGTAGCCCTACACCATTCGTACCAGTTTTTGAAGCTGTGAGCCTCTATATTGGCAGCCTCGGCGGCGATAAGTTTCAATTGTTCGGGACTTCCGTCCGGGCCTTCGCGGCCTGCTGTAATTTTCAAGGACTCCGGGATTGGCAGAAATTCCGTCATAAATGCTTTGGCGTTGAAACCCCTAAGGGCTCGCTGCATCATGGCGGGGTCGTTGTGTGTTAATGTCAATGTGTTATTGCACCAGTTAGGCATTTTGTAAGCTCCAAAGTTTGTAAGTTGATTAAGAGACGATTAGATCCACTCAGCTAATTTTTTAAATGTTCGTTTGTATTCGGCGTAATCTTTATATGACCCTTTCAGAATTGAATGATGCAAAAACTTCTTTGCCATGAAATAGCCTTGGCCGAGCTCATTGCCGGACTTGCCTAAACTGTCGTATGGCTCGCCCTCGTATTTGTTCTGTAGGACAAATTTAATATTTTTCCACTCGGATTCGGTGTATTCGGTCATAAGATCTTGACCACCGACCCGGCCATAACCATCGTAAGACCCCTCCAGTTTTCGGCCATCAGGATAAAGCGCCACGACTAGGTTTAACTGCGGGATGTTCACCGCTTCAACGACTACGGGCAAGTTTGTTTTTGCACATGTTTTAGAAAAGTAACCCATTTTTAAGCTCCAAAAAAAAGAAAAATAAAAGAAAAGACTAGCCAAAAAAGCGCAGCGAGCCACGCTAAAATTTTTTGATTCATAAAATTATTGCCATCCCGCGCGCTCTTCCAGCTGCTCAATTAGCGCTGGATCTAAGATGTCGATAATCTCAACCCCGTTTAACCACGCGCTCATGAGCGTGTATTGCTCCGGGCAGCCCGGTTCGTCCCATGTTTGGGGAGAACCAGCATCAAATTCAAATTCACAATCGAGAGTTAAATCTCGGACGGGGTAAGGTAGGCGGCTCATGTTGTGCCCTCAAATAAAATTTTGCATAGTTCGCTGATACTGTGGCCGGTCATTTCGGCCAGTTTTTCAAGCGTGAGATCTGGCCGGTGGCCGTAGTAAAAATTGATAATTTCGGCGTGTGTCATGGTTTCCCTTTCAGTGAATTAAAGCGATGGGGATCGTGCGCGCGAGCTTGTCGGCTTGCTTGGCTTTGTTTCCGTGAGCCCGAAAACCGATAATTTGCTTGCGGTCTGCGCGCTGGCACAAAGCGCACAAGGCGCACGTCATGTATTCGGTGGTTTGGGCGGGGCAAATTAAAACTGAGCGCCCCTCGGGGGTTTTGCTGTGCTTGGGTGTATCGATGGGCACCAATGCAACAACCGGCAACCCGTGAGCGGCTAGCGTGTCGGCTTGCTGTAAATTGTCGGCGCTTAGGTTGACAGTAAAACCCCAAGCGGTAGCGGCCTTTGACCAATAAACGGCCTCGGCGCTGTGCTTGTGGCTGTAGGTGAAGCCCTTGCGGTGCCGATTGGCGGCCACAATTTGCCCAAGCTCGACCGGATCGACCGACTCGCCCGCGCCGGGTAAATCTCCCGCTACATTGTGGCGCCATAGCTGGCCCTTCGGGAGCCGGTTTATCGCTGTTACCAGCCCGGAAATGTCCGCGCTCGTGCGCCGCCATGCCATCCGGGTGTGAAAATCTTCGGCGTAGCATGTAGATCGGTAGTGCGCGCAGCTGGGCGGGCAAGACTCGCGCGCGGTGTAAGTCTGCGGGATCGGCCCGGTTTTTCGGTTTTGCGACGATTGAACGAATAAATATTTCATGCGAACGCCCTCGCCTGATAGGTTGCGTAAGACCGGATCGGGCTTCGGTTGTTGGTGTGCTTGGTGATTAATTCGATGCGCTGGCCGATAGCATCACAGGCCGCGAAAAGTAGCGACAAATCGCAGTCTTCCTCAAGGTAAGCGCTAGCCCCGCGCATGTAGGAATAGGTGCTTATTCGGTCGGCTATCCCCAAATCTTGCAGCTTGTCCAGCTTGACGCAAACCCAGCCATGACCGGGATCTGTGAAGTAGTTCAGTTTTAAATTTTGCATGTTAATTTCTTCCACTGTATCGGGACAATTCCCGCATATGCACCCGAGCGGATGCATACACTGGCACTATCAAAACGCGCCTAATCGCCTGAGCGCGACCCAGTGCAATAAAACATGTGTCCGAGTCATTCCCGCGCTAGGTTGTGCGGCGCTGGTGCGGATCTCGTCAACAGTCAACAGGCCAAGCAGGGCCGAGAGGTATTTTTGTCGTGTCATGGTTTAGCCCTTGGTTAGAACATCGAAATAAGCAAGCATCAAAGCCAGCGCGGCACCTATCAGCACGAGCGCGCCGAGGGTGTCCAAGATAACGGAGCGCCGGCGGCGTCGGGTGAATATGTAGCGGTTCATGGTTGCCCTTTCAAATTAATTGCTTGTTGGCTCTCGCACTCGTGAAAAGCTTCGAGCGATTCGTACAGTACGACGCACTCGTCATTGATGCCTAAAATTTTTCCGTCCCACAATTCGACAAAATCAACCATCGATCCGCCGCCGGTGTTCTCGGTAAAAACGCGCGTTATGTAATGCGGGATCATGCGGCGACCCTTTGCGCTTCGCCCATGCCTTGGGCGTAGGCGTGGATCCGATTCGACAATTCGCGCGCGGGCATGTGACCAGCGTTAAAAATGTCCTCTATTCCAGTGCCTCCGCTCGCGCTCATCCGGTGCAAAGCGTAACCACCATAGGCGCAGGAAAGGCAATAAGTCCCAGCGTTTCCGCCGACAATTCTGCCGGTTTCGTCGTGGCGATAAATTTCGTCCGTTTTTCCTGCGGCGCGGTTTAGGTTGACGATCTGAGCTCGTAAAAATTTCTCTGTGATGCGTTGCATAAATTTCTCCTATTAATCCGGTGTTGTATCGTTTGCGCCCTGATAGGCTTCGTCTTGGTACTCTTGCCAAAATGGGTGCCAGCCTTGGTCGGTTTGGAGCTCGATATATCGGCCAGTCTCGCGGTTGTGGCCGGTTAAAAAGCTAAGCGCGTGGCCTTCCCTTACTTCCTGCTCTGCTATGGCGTGGGCTTCTAAATATGCGGGGCTTTTGTCGTGGTTCATAGTGTCCTTAATAGTTAAAACTAATTGAAACTTTTACGGCATACTCGCGCGGGCTCACGCGCTTAACACTCGCGCGATGGGTCGCGCAGCCGCAGCAGTCGTGCTCGTGTCTGCAACTACTGCCCCCGAGGGTTTGACTAATGGCGCGGCTTAGGTCTTGGCCTTTGAGCGCCGAGGGAGCCACAACCCGGAAATGGGCCGCGCCGCCATCGTCGTAGCCAGCGCCTTCGATTTGGCGGGTAACGCCGAGCACCTTCACAGTGCCGGTGAATTCTTCGCTGTCTAGGTGTTGCCAGCCGTCGGCGTACTGATTGGTTAATCGGGTGAATAGATCGGCTTTAATCATGGTTGCCCCTTATTGATCCATGCGTCGAGTAAGTCCGAGAAAATGGTCTCGTGATCTTGTGCCATTGTGTATTTTTCTCCCGGTGCGGTCTCGATCTCGAGCGGTGGAAGTGTTGCGGCGTATGCGTCAATCGAGGCGATCAATTGGTAGGGGTGCACTCTATCCGCACCACCTTGGCCGCTATTGCTTACCTCGCCGACCTTCACGCCATTGATCAAAATCGATGCGCGATAACAGGGGGTCTCCTCGCTCGCCCAATCGGCATATTTAATGTTGCTCAATTCGATTTTCATTTAATAGCCCTCCGCGTAATCTTCTAGGGAAGTCACAAGCCCGTCGAAGTCCTCCGCGGGCCCTAGTAAATCCGCGAGAGTTAAAACAGTTTTAATATCAACGCCGATATCTTCGGCAAGGGCTTGTAGATAGGCGCTGCGGTTGTCGTAGCCTTCGCTTTGGTATAAGGTCATACGGCACCCCTTCCGGTTAATTCGTTGCGTATTTCGTCAAGCTGTGCGAGCACCTTATCGCGGGATCCTTTGAAGCCCATATCTTTCAGGATGGCGTAAGCGGTGCGGCCTTTGCTGCGGCTCAAGAACCCAAGCGAGGTTTTCACCATCTCAAGCTTTAGCATTTGGCGCAGCGTGAGAAGGCGCGCGCCATCTATCAGGGCGGGAGTGTTTAATACTGTCATGTTCTTCCTTAGTAGCACCGGCAAAATCACCGGGAACGACTAATGTAGGGGTGCACTACTTGAAAGTCAAGAGGTATTTATATAGGTGTTTTCCCTAATGCCCGAAGGGCAACGGTTCAGCGGTTGCATACAGTGGATAGATGCATTAAGATCTCCCGCATGCAATCTCAAAATATACCGTCCGGCATACCCAAAGCCAAGCAACGCACAAAGCTAACCCGCGAGCAAATCAGGGAGGGGCTAAAAGCCCAACCGATGGAAGCTCTACTACTCGGCGCGGGTAACGCTAAAAAAACAACGCTAACGGCTAAACAGCAGAAATTCGCCCAAGCTCTCGCCATGGGTGAAACTAAAGCCGGGGCGTATCGGGCAGCATATGACACACACAGCAAGCCCATCATTCAAAGCCATGAAGGGCAGCGGCTAGCAAAACACCCCGCAATTGCTCTGCAAGTGGACGCGCTCAGGCTGGCCGCAGAAGCTCGGGAATACGCTACACCGCCCGCTTTGAGGGCTTTGGTATTAGAACGCCTCACTGCGCATGCGATAGATCCCGATGTAAAACCAGCGCAACGCCTGCGAGCTCTCGAGCTACTCGGCAAAGTAACGGAAGTTGCCGCCTTCACCGAGCGCCGGGAGCTTATCAAGGTCACCGACTCCGGCCAAGCCAGGACGCGATTAATTCAAACGCTCCGGGATGCCATGCGCGCCGGTGCCGTTGATGCCACAGTCTTACTCCCGCTCGTTCGTGACGATCTGGTCACGGTTGACGCAGTGCAAAGCAGCGAGCCCACAGATCCCGGCGACTCCATCGAGTGAGTGCAGCATGCGCCCAGCTGGCCGCCAAGCTTTCCCCGGCGCACGCCCCCAGTGGCCTATTGATTGGCCGGGATCGCCCACCGACACCCCCCACCCCCCTAAACAGGCCGCCATTTGTACAGCAGCTTATACATAGTATTCCACACACTAGATCGCACCTAATTTACGTTGGCACCCACAGTACTCAACTATGCTACCAAGACTTGAATTTCAACTTGTTAAATGTCAGTGTAACAGGTGTTACACTGAGAAAGTCAATGAAATCAATGACTTAGGGGGGGGGTGGGGTATATTTTTTTTGGAAATGAGTAACAGAGTGACTCACAGAAAGACCCCCCGGGTATGTTGTTGAAAAAAAAGTGGGGGGGTATATAATGGAAAAAATCGGAGTACAAGATGACACCTGCACAGAAAGAAATTTTTTTAGTCGTAGTTGAGTGGTGGAAGATGTATGGCTATGGCCCCTCTATAGATGATGTCATGAGAATGACGGGAGAGAAGAGCCGTGGGAACGTGAATCGCAAGATGTGGAAGTTGGTGGATTTGGGATTGTGTAAAGGATTCAAAGGTCGGCCTCGGTCTATTCGTCCTTCTGACTTACGGGTACGGGATATCCAATGAAAGATTTGGAAGGCTTGTCGGATGATGAGCTGTTTGCTCTGTTGCAGGCTTTGCCTGACGAGGATTTACTGAAGGTTCTTGAGAGTCTACCTATGGGACAGGGTGATCATCTTGGGATGATGGCTGATGATTACCTTTCGTCTATGAAGAGGGAGCAAGCTCAGAAGTCTTTTATGCCGTTTGTTAAGGTGATGTGGCCGACTTTTATCGCGGGGCGGCATCATGCGATTATGGCCCGGGCTTTTGAGAGAGTGGCTAGTGGGGAGTTGAAGAGGCTGATCATTAACATGCCGCCTCGGCATACGAAGAGTGAGTTTGCTTCCTATCTGTTACCGGCTTGGTTTTTGGGTCAATACCCCGGGAAAAAGATTATTCAGTCCTCCAATACAGCCGAGCTCGCGGTTGGTTTTGGCCGTAAGGTTAGAAACTTGGTGGACGGGGATGTGTTTTCTCAGGTTTTTCCTAATGTAAGTTTGAGACACGACAGCAAGGCAGCTGGCCGCTGGTCTACGAATTCATCGGGTGAGTATTTTGCGATCGGTGTGGACGGAACGGTGACAGGTAAGGGTGCGGATCTGTTAATCATTGACGATCCTCACTCTGAGCAGGAGGCTAAATTAGCCGAAAACGACCCTGCGGTGTTTGATAAAGTTTATGAGTGGTACACCTCCGGCCCACGGCAGCGTTTACAACCGGGTGGGGCGATCGTGATCGTTATGACACGCTGGTCTAAGCGTGATTTGACGGGTCAAGTGTTAAAAGCAAGCGCCCAGAGGTCTGGTGAAGAGTGGGAAGTGATTGAATTTCCTGCAATTTTGCCGTCTGGCAACGCAATGTGGCCGGAATTCTGGGATGTCAAGGAGCTCGAAGCCCTCCGGGCGGAGTTACCGTCTAGTAAATGGCAAGCTCAGTACATGCAGCAGCCCACATCTGATGTTTCTGCGATTATTAAGCGTGAATGGTGGAAGATTTGGGAAGAAGACAACCCACCTAGCTGTGAATTTATCATTCAATCATGGGATACGGCGTTTTTGAAGACGGAACGGTCTGACTTTTCGGCCTGTACGACGTGGGGTGTGTTTTATCAAGACGATGACAAGGGTGTCCACCGGGCTAATATCATTTTACTCAACGCTTTTAAGAAGCGGATGGAGTTCCCGGAACTTAAGCAGAGAGCTTTTCAAGAATTTAACGAATGGGAGGTTGACTCTTTGATCGTTGAGGCCAAAGCGTCCGGATCTCCGTTAATCTTTGAGTTAAGACAGATGGGGATTCCTGTTCAAGAATACACACCCACCAAAGGAAATGACAAAATAGCCCGTCTCAATGCATGCGCTGACATGTTTGCATCCGGCCATGTATGGGTGCCTAATACACATTGGGCGGAAGAGTTAATTGAAGAAGTTGCGAGCTTTCCTTCCGGAGAGCACGACGATTTGGTAGACTCCATGAGCCAAGCACTGCTGCGTTATAGGCGCGGCGGGTTTATTCGGCTGGAATCTGACGAAGAAAGAGATGAGCTTTATTTCAGAAGAAACCGCCGCGAGCGATACTACACCGTTTAAAGGAAAGTTATGGCAATCAGCAAAGGTCTTTACGCCGCCCCAGAAGGTCTGGATTTAATAGACAACACCGTACCGGAAATCGAAATCGAAATTGAAGATCCGGAATCGGTGACCATAGGAATTGGCGGGATGGAGATTGACCTCATCCCATCTAAAGAAGGTGAAGAAGAGTTCGACGAGAACCTTGCCGAGTTCATGGACAGTGGAGACTTGGAGTCTCTTGGGTCTGAACTGATTGCTGATTTTGAAAAAGACCAGCGCGATCGCAAAGAATGGGTTCAGACTTATGTCGATGGCCTCAAGCTTCTCGGATTAAAGTATGAAGAGCGTACCGAGCCGTGGCTTGGTGCCTGTGGTGTCTTCCATCCCATGTTGACTGAATCCGTTGTGCGCTTCCAAGCGGAAGGCATTATGGAAACATTCCCTGCCGCTGGCCCAGTGAAGACTCAGATCATTGGAAAAGACACTCCAGAAAAAGAAGAGGCAGCCCTGCGCGTTCAGGCTGACATGAACTACCAGTTGACTGACGTGATGACGGAGTACCGCCCTGAGCATGAAAAGATGTTGTGGTCGTTGCCCATCACGGGAAGCGCGTTCAAGAAGGTGTACTACGATCCATCAAAGGGTCGTCAAGTCGCGGTGTTTATACCCGCTGAAGACATCGTGGTTCCTTATGGTGCCAAGGATATCGAGAGCTCAGAACGTGTGACTCACGTCATGCGTAAAACCGAGAATGAATTAATCCGTCTTCAACAGGCTGGGTTCTATCGGGATGTAGAGCTCGGTGAACCCTCAGTAGAGTTGGATGACATCGAGCAGCAAAAAGCCAAAGAAGGCGGAATGTCTGCAATCCAAGACGATCGCTATCGACTGCTTGAGATGCACGTTGACCTCGACCTTAAAGGATATGAGGACAAAGATAAAGATGGCGAGCCCACAGGTATTGCGCTTCCATACGTGGTAACAGTTGAAAAGGGCAGCGGAGAGGTTATGGCTATCCGCCGTAACTGGTACGAAGGCGATTCTTTACATATGAAGCGCCAACACTTTGTTCACTACCAATACATCCCCGGATTTGGATTCTATGGTTACGGCCTGATTCACCTTATCGGTGGTTATGCTAAGTCAGCCACAATGATCATTCGCCAGCTGGTGGATGCAGGTACTCTGTCAAATCTTCCCGGCGGACTTAAATCACGCGGACTTCGCATTAAAGGTGATGACACTCCAATCCAACCGGGTGAGTTCCGTGACGTAGATGTGCCAAGTGGAAGCATCCGAGACAACATCTTACCTTTGCCTTACAAGGAACCTAGTCAGGTTCTGTTTGCCCTGTTCCAAAACATCGTCCAAGAAGGCCGTGCTTTTGCTTCCAGTGGTGATTTAAACGTAAGCGACATGTCAGCCAACGCGCCGGTAGGTACCACGCTGGCCCTGTTAGAGCGAACCCTCAAAGTCATGGGTGCCGTGCAGTCTCGTATGCACTTCACCATGAAGCAAGAGTTCAAACTCCTCAAGACCATCATTGCTGACTACACGCCAGAAGAGTATGAGTACGAGCCAGAAGAGGGTAATCCCCGGGCTAAGAAAGCAGATTACGATAACGTAAATGTTATCCCTGTGTCAGACCCCAATGCCTCTACTATGGCGCAGAAGGTTGTTCAGTACCAAGCGGTTCTCCAATTGGCGCAGACTGCTCCTCAGTTGTACAACATGCCTTTGCTGCATCGTCAAATGATTGAAGTGTTGGGTGTAAAGAACGCCAACAAATTAATCCCGACAGAGGAAGACGAGACACCGATTGACCCAGTTGCTGAAAACCAGCAGGTCTTGATTAATAAACCAATCAAAGCCTTTATGGAACAGAACCACCAAGCTCACATCCAAGTCCACACGCTTGCCATGCAGGATCCCAAGATAGGTCAATTGCTGGCTCAAAATCCACAAGCTCAAATGATTCAAGCCGCAATGATGGCCCACATCAATGAACACTTAGGATTCGAGTACCGCCGTCAAATCCAAGAGGCTATGGGTCTACCACTCCCAACGGAAGATCAAAACAAAACTGTCAGCCCGGAACTGGCTAATCAGATCGCCCAGATGGCCGCTCAAGCTGCACAAAAACTCTTCCAAAAGAACACCGCTGAAGCCCAACAGCAGTCCGCTCAGCAACAAATGCAAGATCCTGTTGTACAAATGCAACAGCAAGAACTGCAAATTAAACAGGGTGAGCTTCAACTTAAACAGCAGAAGATGCAGATCGACGCCGCATCTAAAGCTGACCAGCTTCGCATTGAAGAAGCAAGGATTGAATCTCAGAAAGAAATTGCCGCCATGCAAGTGGCAGCAACAGCCGCAGCCAACAAGGACAAACTGGAACGCCAGCAAGAACTTGAAGGTCTGCGAATCGGGGCAGACATTGCAAAAAATAAAGCAATGATGAATCGCCCCAGAATCCCCGGAAGGAACTAAATGACAAGTGAATACCAAGCTTTACTGCTTGTGCAAAAGGAAATTGGAAAAATGCGGCAGGATCGAGAGGAATTTATTAGCTCTGGTCGTGCAAAGGATTATTCCGAATACCAACATGTCTGTGGCGTTATCCTTGGTCTCAACCACGCTGACATTATCTGTAAAGACCTTGTGCAAAGGATAAATAATGACGACTGATTTTGATGTCGCTGCGGTAGATTTGTCTGGTATTTTGAATACCACATCTGAACAAAAAGCCAAGCAGTTGCCAGACCCAAAAAGATTCATGGTGCTCTGCGTCGTACCTGATGCGTCTGAAGAGTTTGAAGACAGCTCGCTAATTAAATCTAGCAAGACTATCTACTATGAAGAAGTTCTGACCCCAGTGTTATTTGTCGTCAAGCTTGGGCCTGACTGCTACAAAGATCCAACCCGGTTCCCTAGTGGGCCGTCGTGCAAGGAAGGTGACTTCGTCATCGTCCGACCCAATTCAGGCACCCGCTTGAAGATTCATGGCCGTGAATTCCGCCTCATCAATGATGATTCGGTTGAAGCAGTTGTGGAAGACCCGAGAGCTATTTCTCGTGCATCATAAGGAGAAAAAAATGCCATTACCAAAACATATTGGTGACGATTTATCTGAAGACAAACAAGATGCCGCCAAAGAGGCATTTGAAGTGGAGATTGAAGACGATACTCCAGCAAAGGATCGCAACCGAAAGGCTGCTCCACCACCCGAAGACTTAACCGATGACGAGTTAACCTCTTACGACGAAAAGGTTCAGGCTAGGTTGAAAAAGTTCACGCGTGGATACCACGATGAACGCCGAGCCAAAGAAGCTGCGGAACGCGAAAGATCAGCCGCAGAAGAGTTTGCCCAACAGGTTTACAGTGAGAATAAAAAACTCAAGGAACAACTGAAGTCGGGCAGCGAAGTATTTATTGAGCAGAACAAAAGCTCTGCTCAGATGGAACTTGATAACGCCAAGAAACGAATGAAAGAAGCCTTTGAAGCAGGCGATTCAGATGGCATGGTAACGTCTCAAGAAGAGGTTACTAAAGCAACTATGAAAATAGAGCGGGCTCAGTCCATGAGACCAATTGAATCCTCGGATGACGATCCCCCGCCAGCTCGACAACCAAATAAGGTTGCCCCAAAGACGCAGGCATGGATTTCCGAAAACTCCGAATGGTTCGGCGTTGACGAAGAAATGACTATGTCTGCAATGGGCCTTGACAAAAAACTGCAAAAGCAATATGGTGCTGACTATATTGGCACAGACGATTATTTCAAAACAATCGACAAAGTCATGCGTAAAAGATTCCCCGAGAATTTCGGGAGCTATGAGGATGATGACGATCCTTCCCAAAATCAGTCAGAACCGGTTGAAGAGGAAACACCTCCACACCGTGCCTCAAAACCTGCTAATGTTGTTGCTTCGGCAGCACGTAGCACTCCGCCCAGTCGCATTAAGCTAAAGGCGTCTCAAGTTTCGTTAGCTCGTAAACTTGGGATTACCCCAGAGCAGTATGCAAAACAGGTTGCTTTACTTGGAAGGAATGAATAATGGAACAGCAAAATCGTAAAAGTCGTGAGGTTGAAAGCAGAGAAACAGAGCAACGCCCTATGGTTTGGCGTGCACCCGAAACTTTGCCATCACCAAACCCTCGGCCCGGTTGGACACCTCGTTGGGTGCGTATCTCAACATTAGGTGTAGCTGATCCCGGAAATATCTCATCCAAGTTACGCGAAGGATACGAGCCCTGCAAAGCAGAGGATTATCCGGAGCTCATGATGCACGCTTCCACTGAAGGTCGTTTCAAAGGAAACATCGAAGTGGGTGGTTTGTTGCTCTGCCGCATCCCGTCTGAATTGTTGGAACAGCGTATGAAATACTACGATGACAAAAACAAAATGCAGATGGAGTCAGTGGACAACACTTTCCTCCGCGAGAGGGACGCTCGATCTAATATGTCGATGATTGTCGATAAAAAATCGAAAGTCACTTTCGGTTCTGGTACATAAATTTTAGGAGTCATTAAATGGCAGCTACAGCTTCTCCCTATGGGCTACGTCCCATTAACCGTATTGATGGCATGCCTTATGCTGGTGCAACTCAGACTTTTCTGATTGACCCTGCTGGCGAAGCCACCAATATTTTCTATGGTCAGGTGGTCATTATTGGCGCGGACGGCTATTTAGCTATCTCTACCGCCACTGGTGCAGACATTACGACCAACAACCTTGGCGGCAGCGGCATCGGTGCAATCGGCGTTTTCGTCGGTTGCCAGTACGTCAATGCACAAGGTCAAGTGATTAACTCTCAGTACTACCCCTCCGGCACAACCGGTGTGGTAACAGCTAAGGTTATTACTGACCCAAGCGTTGCGTTCCAAGCACAGCTAGATGGTTCTGGCGCTCAATCCGTTTTGGGCACTAACACCTTCTTTGCCGCTGTACAAAGCACCAGCACAGGTTCCACTACAACTGGTAACTCAACCAGCGCTTTGGACGCTACAGTGCAAACCACTGCTGCGGCTTTCCGTATTGTGGGCTTTGTTGAGGTTCAAGGCTTCTCGGCAATCGGCGACGCGTTCACTGATGTGTTGGTTAAGTTCAACCCCAGTGCCCACTCGTATTTAAACAACGTCGGTCTGTAAGGAGCTAAATCATGGCTATTTCACGCGCACAACTACTTAAAGAACTTCTCCCCGGTCTGAACGCTTTGTTCGGTATGGAGTACGCCCGTTACGGCGAGCAACACAAGGAAATCTACGAGACTGAAACCTCTGAGCGTTCCTTTGAGGAAGAAACCAAGCTATCCGGCTTTGGTGCTGCACCTGTCAAGAACGAGGGCTCTGCCATCGCTTATGACAATGCGCAGGAAGCTTTCTCTACTCGCTACACGCACGAAACCATCGCCCTTGGCTTCAGTATTACTGAAGAAGCGATTGAAGACAATCTGTATGACAGCTTGTCTGCACGCTACACCAAGTCGCTGGCTCGCGCTATGGCGTATACCAAGCAGACCAAGGCTGCGGCTGTTCTGAACAATGGTTTCACCAACTCTTCCGCTTATTACGGCGGTGATGGCGTTCCTTTGTTTAGCACTTCGCACCCAACCGTAGGCGGTGGTGTCAACTCCAACACTCCTTCGACCCAAGTTGATTTGAACGAGACTTCTTTGGAAGCCTCTGTTATTCAGATCGCCGCTTGGACGGATGAGCGTGGTCTGTTGATTGCTGCAAAGCCACGGAAGTTGATTGTTCCACCTGCGTTGCAATTCGTTGCTACTCGCTTATTGGAAACCAGCCTCCGTACTGGCACTGCTGACAACGACATCAATGCGTTGAATAACAACGGTTCAATCCCCGGGGGTTACACCGTCAACAACTATTTGACTGACACCAACGCTTGGTTCATCTGCACGGACGTGCCTAACGGATTGAAGCACTTTGTGCGTACACCGTTGAGCACCAACATGGATGGTGACTTCGATACAGGTAACGTCCGTTACAAGTCTCGTGAGCGTTACAGCTTCGGCTGGTCTGATCCATTGGGTATGTTCGGTTCGTCCGGTTCGACCTAAGCCCTCGGGCTTATTAAAGAGGGCTCCTTCGGGGGCCCTTTTTATTTGTTGCACACACCCAAATAAAGTGATATATTGCAGCTAATCCGGACTTTCCGGTGTATCTAACAGTTCCGGCTGACGACATGCAGATAGATACACCCAACTTGCATGTAAGGAAAAATTATGGCACGCACTACGTTTCAAGGCCCAGTTCGTTCATTGGGCGGTATCTATCAACAAGGCCCAGCCGCTGTTGTTGAAATTACAACCAGCACCACACTAAGCCCCGAAGCTCACGGTGGCCGCATCATTTCTGTCGGTGGCTCTTTGGCCGCTGCACTCACATTGACGCTCCCCGCAATCAATGTTTCGACCAACCCGACCACGTCTGGCCCCGGCCAAGATCCCAACACAATCAACAACGAAGGCGTTGTCTACACCATCTGGGTGCCTACAACTATCTCCACTAGCTCGTTGAAAATCGGTGTTACCGCCGCTTCTGGTGACTTGTACGTCGGCGCTGTAATGTCTATTGATTCAGACACATCTGGTGCTGTGGTTGCTTTCTCTGCTAACGGCTCTTCCAATGACTTCATCAACTTGAACGGTACAACTACCGGCGGCGTTGCTGGTACATGGGTTCAGATTGTGGCGATTGCTGCTGACAAGTACATGGTGACTGGAAATGTTATTGGATCCGGCACTGTCGCTACACCGTTTGCAGACTCTTAATCAACTCAAGGGGCTTCGGCCCCGTTTTTAAAGGAGATTGATTATGGCAATGCAATACGACGTTAAATCACAGCACGGCGGAGTTTCCGGCTTGATGGTTCCGTACCGTACTCGCCTTAAAGGCGCGGTTGTTTTTCCGTTTTCTGGTGCTACAGAGTACACCGTTTTGGTTGATAACATCAGTATCAGCGGAACTTACGCAAGAGCCACTACTACGGCGACAATTACAGCGGCTAATCATGGTTTAAGGGCTGGCGATTGGGTTTATCTGGACTGGGATTTGACGGATAACCCGTACCAAGTCCAAACAGCCGCCACTGCAAATACGTTTACTGTCACTGTTGCGAATTCGGGTGCGGCCAGCGGAAATGTCACCGTATACAACGACGTGCTGCTGCAATTGGACGCATCAAATCAAACTGGATACAGTGTGACGATTCCCGGCGAAGGTATTCTTGCCCATCACGGCATACGCCTTTTCTTGGGAGCCAACACACATATCACGGTGTTTTATGGCTAAGAAAACCCCATCCCTTGCAGTAGGTCGCGGCGA